CTGATGTTTGAAGTTCCCATTGCTGTTGTTTCAATGACATCTTGTGTTTGTTCAATAGTAAAGTTTCTTAGATTACCAATTGGGTTTAAACCACCAATACCTGCATCTGTGTCGTTAAACTTTACCACTCCGTCGTGGCCTGTATAGCTCGCCATAGTTTAGTCCTCCGTGTTAGTGTCAGCTTGATCAATGTTAATTGGTTCACCATCGTTGAACGGTGAATCAGTTGGGATAACTTCTGCTTGAGCCTTGATCTTCGCTGACTTCTTTTTAGACTTTGCAGAAACTTTTTTAGATGGTTGATCTGGATGTTTTGACCACCCTTGCTCTACCATCTCGTTCACTTGTCGCGAATGCTGACAAGCAAATTCTTTACCATCTTTATATACTAATCTTCTAGCCATATTAATTGGTTCCTCGTGTATATTTATATTGAACTGTGTATGTTATATCTACCTTGCCCAGTGGATATGCCTGTGTGTCATCGCTGGTTATGTTTGATACAAATGAGTTCATTGCCAAAGAGTTTCTCTTACGATCCTCTTCTAGTTTTTCTTCAATCGCTTCAATTAATTTGTTCTTCTGTGTGTCAATGTTGTTGTTCACACTGGTTGCAGAGCTCTCCGCCCTCACATAGCCGTGGATGATATAGTTTATGTTGGATATCCTCAATCCCGCGGCACCAAAACCTGCATCTTCTCTGTCTTCATCTGCTGATCTCACTATGATAGCAGGATATTGTGCTATGGATAAATCTGATATGTTTATGGGATTCCTTGACACCAATACCACATTGGGATCTGTTATCCCTTGTAGTGCTTGGACTATGTTTGCGGCTATATCTTCTCTGATTGACATAGCTTACCTCACTAATCTATTGAAGTGTTGTGCTTGTTGTTCTGAATCTTGGACAGTTCCGTCACCATCAAAGTCATACTTGACACCATCTTGTAGTATGAAGTCAAACTCTTCTCTAAATTTAGATTTGTAGAAGTCTATCATCATTCTGAATCTGTCTGGTTCCGCTGAGTGTTGTGTCAGCTGTGGTAAGATGTAGTATGCCAATGTGTGATATACTGCCGCCCTTGTGAACTGTGAGGCTGTTAATTTTGAGTTGACCATTTCTAGATTCACATTGTTGAAATGTCTGCTCACACCTGAATATGTGCTAACACGAGGCCACCATTCAATCCTTAATAGCCTTTGTATGTCAGCTGTTGTTTTAGTATGATAAAGACTGAAGTCTATGATACCATAGTCCTTGATGTTTGGTTCATATTCTAATATGTCAGCATCTGTTGAATAGTTGCTCATTTAATTCTCCTAGTTGTATGAGTGGGTGCATAAAACACCCACCCACATCGTTGTTGTCGTTGCTCCACTGCAATCTAAGGATTAAGATCCTTGGATAGTTGAGTCTGCTTCAATCTCACAACCGTAAGAGTCGTGTAATTTACCAACACCATATACTGCTGTTGCTACAATTTCCGTTGCTCTCAAACTCGCATCTCTTTGAGTTTCAATTTTAAGATCTTGCATCATTGCTAATCCAATTGCATCTCTGTGTATCAATGCACCTTTGTAATCACCAGTTGTTCCTGGGTTATTACCTGATGAGTCTGCCATATTTGATGTTTCATAAACATCAACACCTGCGATTTGACCTACAAAGCCTGATCTTAATGCTTCATTACCAACACCTGGGTTAGGGTTAGCAAATGTATTTGTAAGACCTTTTTTAAGGTCAAATGCTACATTTGGATGAATGATACAAGCAAGGTCGTCACCTGGCACACCTGCGGCTCTTAGTTTTGCCACTGCTTCAAAAATTAAAGATGCTGACATCTCTGTTGAAGCTGATCCAACTGTGTTTGTTGAAAAAGTTCCAAATAATGCTGTCATATCTGTGTCAATTTTCTTCGCGATTGCTTCACCAAATAACTTACCTAAGTCTCTGACCACATCTGATTCTGAAACATTTCTTGCAAAATCAGTTAGTGTTGTCATAATACCTACTTCTGAAACAGTTAAGTCTGCTTTTGAAGTTGATATTGCTTGGTTTGTTAAGTCTGTTGCTTCTGCAACACCAGTTGCCGTTACCGTTGGGTAAATTGGCACTTGGATTACTTTACCACTATTCATTGGCATTGTGTAATTTCTCACAAGGCCTCTCATAATGGATCTTTCGTTAGCTACAAATAATGCTTCTGCCACCAATGGTGAAATAAGATCATCAAGTGTAGTATTAGTTGTTTCGTTTGCCATTGTTCTAGTTCCCTTCTATGTTAAACGAGTCCAGCCTTCTTACGATATTCAGCATATTTCTGTCTATCGCTAGACTTGGACATATCTAATTTACTAATGTCAACTTTTTCACCGCTACCAGCTACATCACCTATCTTGCTCTGTGAGCCACTACCACTTGGAGTAGCACTGACAAAATGTGGGTTTGCCGTTAAAAATTCGCCAACAAGATCTGACACGGTAAGATGATTACCATCATCTTTGTATCTCACTTGTCCTGACTTAGGATCAACAATCTCAACATCGCCTGCTTCATTCATTTTGACTTGGTCCTTGATAAGTGTCGCCACTTGTCCTGGATTCACAGCCTTGAACTTGCTGGCCGCATCAAGCAATGAACCATCTACTTTGATAGTCTTCACTTGATTCAACAAAGTGTCAATTGTAGCTTGTGACTTCTCTGCTTGTTGCTTCAAAATCTGCTCAAACTCACCCTTTGCCTTAAGTTTGTCCTGTTTCTCCTTTTCAGCCTTATTAGCTAATTCGCTGTAATAATCTGGGTCAATCCCTTCATATTTCTTTTCAAACTTTCTTCGCTCTCTTGCGATTCTGTCTGCAACGATCTTGTCTAAGTCCGCCTGTGTAAAAGTCTTTGCCTCTGATTCTGTTGTTTCCACACTAGGTGTATCTTCAACAGGAGCCTGAGTTGGCTCAGTGTTTTGTGTATTGTCCGTTTCACTCATCGTATTCTCCTTTTTTAAAAGTTATAAGTTTAACTCCAACATATTGTTGTATGTTGTATTTATTAGTGTTTCTTCTCACTTCTTATTTGCTCCAAGTTATATCTACTCTGTTGTATTATTATTGGAGTAGGTGAGTTTTTAAATTTACCTTTGGTAAATTCTGGGTGACTGAAAAAGTATATGCAAGGTGAAGCTTCATCTTGATTCAAATCATATACTTCTTCGTCTAATTGGTCTATGTCGTCTGGTGCATTGGAATAAACTATGGCATCTGCTATCTCGTCATCCCAACCTATGTCATTTTGTGCTATCGTCTTTGGATCGTATTCTAGGAACAGTATTCTGCCTGCCACATAACTGTCTAGGCTCCAAGGACACACATCAGCAATTGATTTGAAATATTCTAACCAATTAACCTCTTGATCTTTTTTTTCTGCCACCTGACTTTCTACCTGATTTCTTTTTCTTGTCGTCTTTGTTGTGTTTCTTGCCTTTTTTATGCATCATTGTCATTGCCTCCGTTTGTGTTGAAGAACTGTGCCATTTCTGGATGTAGTTCTATGATCTGTTCATTTGTATAACCCTGTTCCACCATTTCTCTCATATGACTGACTAGGTCTGCCACTGAAGTCATAGGTGGATGGGTCATCTCTCCGCTCTGTCCACCAGCTGGAACGGAAACTGGATCTTGTTGGTCTTGTTTCACTTGTTCCAAGATATCTTCATCTTTGATCAGTGTTTCTGCCAACATAATATCAATCTGTCTCAACAATGCCATATTTTCTGGTTTGGTTTCTTTGGCCTGTTTCAATAGTAATATGGTGTTTTCTTTGTCGTGTATGTTGAATGAATCTGGATAATCTATGACACCGTCAAATGTGCTGTTCTGCCATAAGGCCCACATTCTCCATATCTGTTCTTCTGCAAGTTCTAATAGGTCTGCTTTCTGTGATAGCCTAGCATTCAACAATTGGAATTCAGTCTGTAGTGCTACACCTGACATAGTCCTTGCTGTGGTTGATCTCACCCCACCCATATTGGCCATTCTGTTTATGCTATCAGTTTTTTCATTGATGCTGGATATAATCTGTGTTATACCTGAACCGCTAGGTTCTAACAAGAATGGTTTAAGGTTGGGGTCCAAATCATCTGGCAAGTCTATGACGGCACCCGCTCCTGCAGAAGCCTGGGTTCCGCTTGTTTTAACTAAACTTGGATGATTGGAAACTCTGATGAGCTGTTCTAATTCACTCAACTCATTGTATATCGCTCTCTGTGTGTCAGCTATATCTGATATGTCTGATACACCAATACCTTTTGTCTCTGATCTACCCGCATATACTGGTATGCAAGGCACCACACCTAATGGGTTTGGAAACACATCTAACACATCTCTCTCTTGCATTGTTTGTCCGTATTGTTTGTAGACAGTTGTTTCAGTCCTTGTTATGGTCCTGAAATATACCGCTGAATCATCCATACCGTCTAACAATGTCAAAGATGACAGTTGGTAAACACCATTTGGTTGTCTTTCATATGCCCAGTCAATAACATTTTCTGGTGTTATTATTGAGACATATGGTCTAATCTGTTGTTGTAATTCTTCTGCCCTTGTGGCCACCTGTGTGTTTGGTTTGTCTACCATAACCCATATGTGTCCATAAACAGAACTGTATGTGCTACAATCTCTCATAAAAGCATCAAAGCTTCTGCCATCTAGATCACAGTCATTCAAGAAAGGATCCAGTGCTGGGTCATTGCCTATAGCACCATAATCTCTCATTGGTGGTTTTCTAAACAAGAAACTGTTGTAAGTTTCTACCACACTCTTGCAGTGATTGTCTAAGGGTGTGTTTCTAATTCTGTTGTCGTATTCTTCGTTTGATTCTAATACATATCTTACTAGATATTGTCCTTGCCTGTAGTCATTCCCACCATTGAAACTGTCACTGTAATAGTGCCATCTCTTTATGTTTTTCTTCCAATCTGAATGGACTTTAAGGCCGTAATATTCTATTCTGTATTCAACATCAAAAGCATCATCTATTGTCGCCATCTAAGTGTCCTTAATTTGTTGTAAGCATTGACCAAGTTTGTAGTTTGCTATTATTTATGCTGTTTCTTTTCACAGGGAATGTGTGTTCAACCATATATCCCAAAGCATCTGCCATATGCGAAAGGTTCTCTGAATCATCAATCTGACTGGTTCCTTCCTTGTATATCATCCTGCTCAAGCTCTTGATCACATTCTTGCACTTGGCCGTGATCCATAGCTTCTGTTGTCCGTTGTGTGACTTCAATGCACTATTGACGGCATTGACCCTGTCTCTTATGGCTGGATTGGTGGGTCTTGTCAAACATCTGAATCCTGCATTCTGTAATATGCTTAGGTCAGTCCTGCCACCAGCTGATGTCTTCCTTTGCCTTGAAGCTGAGTCTGGATACACAGTGATCGCACGGTTTGGATATCTTGTTTTTATCTCTTGCACCATCTCATCTGTGTTTGATCCAAATATTGATATCTCATCAAACACCACTATGCCTTTCTTGCTCATATATGCCACACAGGCACTCATAGGTGATATGTTGAAGTCCATTCCTATCATAAGCTGTCTGGGTATCTCTAACTTGTCTCTCCATATAGTGTGTGCACCATAGTTGTAATAGACTTGGCCTGAATATGTCTCAAATGAGGCCTCATACTCTTGCCTGAAAGTCCTTTCATCTAGATCTTGCTTGGCTTGATCTATCTCTTGTGATGGAACCTGTCCACCTTGTATCGTAGTATATTGGAAGCTCTGCCAATTGTCAACATCTATCTTTGAATGTTGGAAAAGGTCATAGGCCCAATTGCCAATGCCTTTAGGTGTCCCACAGAACAAGGCACCGCCTCCAGTGTCTGATAGTGTGGGTCTCAATACTTCAGTCCAGGCCTTCTGCTCTATGTCAGCGAACTCATCCAAAACAATGAAATTCAAACCTACACCTCGCAATGAGTCACCATTGTCAGCACCTTTGAGACTTATGATACTGCCATTCACTAGCCTTATCTTTAG